TTAATAAAACTCTATACCCGTAATCTTCAATGAGTTCTGGCGCTTCCCTTTAATTCCTTTTACATATTCAAAATGAATGTTTTTGATTGCCATCTTTATGAATTCAGTTTTTAACTCATCTTCCATTAATTCCCAGCCGTTTAGCAATGAATACTTGAAATTTTTAATCTTCTCATAGTTAAAAGTCTTACCCTTATCATTATCCTTGCGCTTTTCATACTCATGTATTTCTTTGTCAATACGACTTATTATTGGAAAAGCTTCATCCTTATCCATCATACCTTCTATAAAAAGTGTTTGACATCTAGCGCGTTCTTTTCGCAACTTTTCAATATCGATGCCGACATCTTCTATTTCTTTAGGTTGGTTTTCGATTTTATATGATGTTAAATCAAATTGTTTTAGATAATTGTAAAATTGTTTTAAAACCTCGCCTTCGTCGATGTTACATGCATTTTTATTTTTAGTATTTTTGCAGTTAGAACAAAAGTATAGTTTAGAATACCAAACTTCTTTATTTTTAGGCGTATGCTTGACTGTGTTTAAAGTCAATTTCTGGTTACAGTTTGGACATAATAGTTTACTTCTGAAAATAGCGTTATGTTTTACGATTGTAGAGTTAGTTTTTTCACTTATCCTTAATTTTATTTCTTCGTATTCTTCTTCACTTATAATAGCTTCGTGGGTGTTTTCGACGAATATGTCACCGAAAACAAGATGACCTCTAGCTACCGGACTCGTTAGAGCATTGCCTATAACTGATCTGTGCCAGTTTTTACCTAAGGGTGCTTTGTATTTAGAGTTGTTCAATTTTATAGTTATTTCTCTTAAACTAGTACCTTTTTTCGCTTCTTCTACTGCAAATCGTAATACTTTTTTATATTCATTAGGCACAAATTTATCGTTTACTCTGTCGTAATAGAAAGGAGGGACAGTTTTAGCTAACCCTTTTCTAGCTGATGCGCGTCGACCCATTGCAGTACGCTCTTGAATTGTAGTACGCTCCCACTCTGCCATAGCACCTACTAATGTTACGAACAAACGTCCCATAGCAGAAGTTGTGTCATATACTTCTGTTGCGCTCCTAAACAACACGTTTTTATTCTCAAACAATTCTAGTATCTCTAGTAAGTCTTTAACACTTCGAGTTAATCGATCTAGTTTATAGACTAAAACCAAATCAAAATTATCTATTTCATTCAACATTTCTTGTAAAGCGGGTCTGTCTTTTTTAGCTCCGGAGTATCCAGCGTCAGTATATACTTTATGAATTTTCCAGTCGTTTATGTCGCTGTAAGCTCTTAATTTTCTTTCTTGTTCTTCGATAGAGTGTCCTTTTTCTTTTTGTTCAAGTGTACTCACTCTAGTATAAATTGCTACTTTCATGTGCTCCCTCCTCAAAATTGGCAAAAAATAATAAGGGTAGGCGGGCTACCCGTGAAAATTGTATAAAAAAAGAGAGAGCGCAGATGCACCCTCTCATGTCGCAAATATTTCAGCGACTTGTCTAATTTGAAGCTTGCCGCAAATATTTCAGCGGCTTGTTTTGTATATATGTAATATACCATCAAAGAGAGTGTAGTTCAAGCGATTTAACTAAGAAATCTAATTTTTATACTATTTTCAATTTTATCTACTGTTTCTTTTGAATATGATATTTCTCCGGCAGGGTCATACCTATTAATTTTCGATATTCTATCCTTGCTGATTGTAGTGATATTTAAAACGTTAGCATAGGTCTTTTTATACTTGAATCGCTCATATCTTTTGCGAACCTTCGAATATTTTTTGAAGTCGTCATTCAGCGATTTGTTTTCATCAAGTAATTTTTGATCGTATGGGTTTTCTGCTTTTGACACCTTTTCAAGATTGTTCATGATTTTTTTAGCTAAATCCTTACCCGTTACGTCCATTTTTTCCAATACTAAAGGTAACAAATCTTCTTCGATATGCACATTGAATTTACTTCTGGAAGATGTAAGTGGAACTACCGTTAATATTGGATTTTTATTTGAATCGTGATTATTAAGTACCATACAAAAATGGTTTCCAGAAAACTCTCTGCCAACATTAACACCTAACTTTACATAAATTATAGTGCCTTTTTTATATCTGGTGTAACTTTTGTTTTCTTTTAACAATCTAACTTCATCCAATAAAAACTCTGAATATTCAAGACACCATGAATTCATATATTTAAATTTGTAAATCTCGCTATTTTGAATCTTTTTAAAATTATTAACTGCTGTTTCTAAAGGTGCGTTCTCTTCCATCCCTCATCCTCCTCACGCCACACAAGCGCTATTAATCAAAAATACGATAGTTATAAATAACTTTGCCTATCACTTCGATTTCATCAATAGAATCTAAATCGTAAGAATTAGTTTTAAATTCATCTGAATAGCTTGCTGGGTCTAAATGTAGTTTTGTTTCAGTACGTCTCACACGCTTAACTGTATATTCACCACCTAGACGTAATACAAGGATGTCATTGCTGTTAAGTTTATGATCACAAGACTTTCTATAATCATGGACAATTATATAAGAACCGTTAGCGAGTATTTTATTCATGCTATCTCCGTTTATTTTTAGTGCTATACATTCGCTAGGTTTACGACCGTTAAAAGCAAATGGTGGAACTTTTAATTTTTCATTATCAATTGCAACTTCCTCGAAATTTCCAGCAGAAACTTTACCGAAATATGGAACCTCGATTTCGCTATCAAATTCTGGTAAAACAATTTCTTCAATTTCTCCTAAGAGATAACCTTTAGAAACATTGAACAAACTTGAAATTTTTTCGACCATACCCATTCTAGGTTCAGTTCTTCCACTTTCCCACATTCTTATAGTACCTTCGGAAACATCTAATTTTTTAGCCATCTCAACTTTAGACAATCTATTGTTCAATCTGATTTCTTTTATGGAATTTTTGAAAGCCATTTTGTTTCCCTTCCTTATATATAATGTTTTTACACTTTTATTATACTATGAAAAATCGTAATTGCAACCCTTAAAATACGATTTAACAAAATAAAAATACGTAATTTTTAAAAATAATTACGAAAAATACTTGCAATCGTATTCTAATTACGATATACTTTGATCAGAACTTAACAAGGAGGTAAAAAAATGAACTACATCAAACATAGTTTGAAATTAGATGAATGGCGAAAACGAAAAGGTTACACCCAGTCATCTTTCGCAGAAAAACTTGGCATTTCACCGTCTACTTATAACATTTGGGAAAACAACCCAGAAATGATTAAACCTAGAGATGCTTTTAGAATTGCTAAGACATTAGATATCTCTATTGATGAGATTATTTTTTTAAAAGATGAATCGTATTTTAAATACGTTTTAGTCGAAGAAAAACAAACATCTTAATAGGAGGAAAACAAATGCAAGACTTAAAAAAGATTCATGAAATAGCAGTAAAAATCATCGAACTAGCAGAAAAAGAAAAATGGAGCGAAGAGGAATTACTAACGACAATAGACCTCTTACATCTCCAAAATAAAAATACATTGTCTTTAACTGTTGATGGTAAAAAAATTATTTAGGATTTTTTGTATTCATATCAACATCAAAAGTTAAAGGGTTTTCATCAACCAAAATTAATAGGTGACTTGAACGTATATCAATATTATTGCCGTTAACGTGGATTGTTACGACCAAACCATTTTCGTAAGCTAATCGAACACCTTTGCTACCATCTACAAATTCACATGGTGTTTCTTCAAACTTACCGGCATTTCTAACATTGATACTAAAGTTATAGTTAGTTTTCAATCTTATCACCACCCATCATCGCAGTAGCGATAAATAAATTATACACGAAATAAGCATAAACATTATGCAAGCATTACAAACATTTTGTTTCCAATAAAAAAACACACACCTTGTCGTAGAAGGTATGTGTTACGGAAATTTTGTTTGGTTCTAATCACTACGACTAACAGCACAATTTTTGCTGGTATCGTCCCCAGCCCTGTATGGTGCTTAGGTTTTCCATCAAAGTCTAGCGTCCTAAAAGTTACTACCTTCTAGTACGCATACCTTGTTAACGTCTCAGTTGACTGTGGAACACAACAAACGATGTTCTAATTTAGACTTACTAACCTATAAAACCACAGGATGATTTAAAACCTCGCATAAGCAAGGAAATCACCTCCCAGTGTAGTGGGGTTGGATTAATTATATAACGAAATATCGTTATAGACAATAAGGAGTGGTAAGATGCTGAACTTAAAAGAATTGAGAGAAGAAAAGGGGATAACACGCTATCAACTAGCGAAGCTAACGGAATTACAAAATTCGACAATTCAATCTATCGAAACAGAAGTTAAAAATCCCGGCTTCCTCACAGTAAAAAAAATATGCGATGCACTACAAGTTGATATCGCTAATGTAAAGGAGAAATAAAATGCAAGCATTACAAACAAAATCGAACATCGGCGAAATGTTCAACATACAAGAAAAAGAAAACGGAGAAATCGCAATCAGCGGTCGAGAACTTCATCAAGCATTAGAGGTTAAGACTCCATACAAAAAATGGTTTGAAAGAATGAGTGATTACGGATTTGAAGAAAATATCGATTATGTAGTCACGGACATTTTTGTCCATAACCCACTAGGAGGTCGTCAGAATCAAACTGACCACGCACTCACACTAGACACTGCAAAAGAAATCGCAATGATTCAACGCAGTGAACCTGGTAAACGTGCAAGACAATACTTCATCCAAGTTGAAAAAGCATGGAACAGTCCAGAAATGATTATGCAACGTGCTTTAAAAATTGCTAACAACACAATCAATCAATTAGAGACAAAGATTGAACGTGATAAACCAAAAATTGTATTTGCAGATGCAGTAGCTACTACTAAGACATCAATTTTAGTTGGAGAGTTAGCAAAGATCATTAAACAAAACGGTATAAACATCGGGCAACGCAGATTGTTTGAGTGGTTACGTCAAAACGGATTCCTTATTAAACGCAAGGGTGTGGATTATAACATGCCTACACAGTATTCAATGGAACGTGAGTTATTCGAAATTAAAGAAACATCAATCACACATTCGGACGGTCACACATCAATTAGTAAGACGCCAAAAGTAACAGGTAAAGGACAACAATACTTTGTTAACAAGTTTTTAGGAGAAAAACAAACAACTTAATAGGAGGAATTACAAATGAACGCACTATACAAAACAACCTTCCTCATCACAATGGCAGTTGCGACTTGGAAGGTTTGGAAGATTGAGAAAAACACAAGATTTAAACTTAGAAATTTTGATTATCCAAAAATTAATAATGCTCAGAGCAAATCATTGTTGGATATTGCTAGTCACGATTTAAAAGATATTTAACTGTATTCAAAATTTTCATATCTTGTTGAGCTTTTAAGCTTTCGTATAAAGCTATTGAATAAATAATTTCGTAAGATACGTTTTCAGGAGCATCTTCTTTCAACTTATTTATTCTATCTCTAAAAAAGTCACTGTCACCACCGAATTCTTTTTCGGCTTGATTACTAAGTTCACCAAAGAAATTTTGAAAATCATTAAATTCCATACTTATCACCTCCTTTCACTAGGAGATAACTAAAATATACACGAAAGGAATGGTAGAAGTGCCACCACACATTCAACAAATGTTATACGAAATCCAGTTAAAAGCTGGTATACCTCAAAAATTAATGGAAATGCAAGGTTTGATAAACGATGAAACAACCAAAGAGGAGAAAAAAGAAAATGAGTAACATTTATAAAAGCTACCTAGTAGCAGTACTATGCTTCACAGTCTTAGCAATTGTGCTTATGCCATTGCTGTACTTCACTACAGCATGGTCAATCGCGGGATTCGCAAGTATAGCGACATTCATATTTTATAAGGAATACTTTTATGGAGAATAAAAAAACTGCTACTTGCGCCAACAAGTAACAGTGACAAACGATTAACAAAATTAATTCGTGTTCAATATAAAACGAAAAAAGGAGGAAGTCAAGATGTATTACGAAATAGGCGAAATCATACGCAAAAATATTCATGTTAACGGATTCGATTTTAAGCTATTCATTTTAAAAGGTCATATGGGCATATCAATACAAGTTAAAGATATGAACAATGTACCAATTAAACATGCTTATGTCGTAGATGAGAATGACTTAGATATGGCATCAGACTTATTCAACCAAGCGATAGATGAATGGATTGAAGAGAACACAGACGAACAGGACAGACTAATTAACTTAGTCATGAAATGGTAGGAGGCATGAAAAGTGAATGAATTACAAGAGAGAGAACTAGAAACATTTGAACAAGACGACCGATTCAAAGTAACAGACTTAGACAGTGCTAACTGGGTCTTTAAGAAACTAGATGCAATCACAACTAAAGAGAATGAAATCAACGAGTTAGCAAATAAAGAAATTGAACGCATAAACGAATGGAAAGATAAAGAAGTAGAAAAATTACAGAGTGGCAAAGAATATTTACAAAGCCTTGTAATTGAATATTACAGAATACAAAAAGAACAAGATAGCAAATTCAAGTTGAATACACCTTACGGAAAAGTGACAGCCAGAAAAGGTTCAAAAGTCATTCAAGTTAGCAATGAGCAAGAAGTCATTAAACAACTTGAGCAACGAGGTTTTGACAACTATGTAAAAGTAACTAAAAAACTTAGCCAATCAGACATTAAGAAAGATTTCAATGTAACTGAAAACGGCACATTGATTGACGCAAACGGCGAAGTTTTAGAGGGTGCTAGCATTGTGGAGAAACCAACGTCATACACGGTAAAGGTGGGAGAATAGATGGCCGAACAACTTAATTTGTACCAAAAAATAGCAGATGTTAAAGCGAATATTGCGGGCTTCACAAAAGATACTAAGGGTTATAACTTCTCGTATGTTTCAGGATCTCAAATATTACACAGAATAAGAGAAAAGATGATTGAACATAATTTATTGCTAGTCCCCAATACGTCAAATGAAAATTGGACAACACATACTTTTAAAAACAAAAAAGGTCAAGAAGTGACAGAATTCATAGTTGAAATGGATTTGAATTATACATGGATTAATGCTGATAAACCAGAAGAACAGTATGAAGTTAGTTATCATGCTTACGGTCAACAAAATGATATTTCACAAGCACATGGAACAGCGTTAACTTATGCTGAACGCTATTTCTTAATGAAGTTCTTTAACATCCCAACCGATGAAGATGACGCAGACGCAAAACAAAAACAAGATAAATATTCAGCAGTAAGTCAAGAACTTAAAGACATGCTAACTAAAGAAGCAAATGATTTTATAGCCATAGCTAAAGAAAGTGGATTTGCTGAAAAACACCAAGAACAAATTAACAAATTAGAAAAAATGAACGTCGAAACACTGAACAAAAACCAAATCAATGTAACCAGACAACAGATAAAAAAATGGCTTGGAGGAATTGAATAATGAATACAGTAAATTTAATTGGGAACCTAGTGGCAGATCCAGAATTAAAAGGTCAAAACAACAACGTAGTTAACTTTGCAATTGCAGTACAGAGATTATTCAAAAATAAACAAACGAACGAATATGAAACAGACTTCATTCGTTGTGTTGCATTTGGTAAGACTGCTGAAATCATCGCTAATAACTTTACTAAAGGTAATAAAATTGGCATTACTGGTTCAATACAAACCGGTAGTTATGAAAATAATCAAGGACAGAAAGTGTTTACTACAGACATCGCAGTCAACAATATAACTTTCGTTGAACGTAAAAACAACGGTCAATCTAGCAACCAACAACAAAACAGACAAACTCAAACTGGTAATAATCCTTTTGATAATACCACTGCGATTACTGATGATGACTTACCGTTCTGATTGGAATGATTAGATGCCAATAATTACTAGTTATATCACTCAAGATGACGGTACAACAACAGTTGTCATCTCGGGTGTTGAATTAGGCAATAAAGAAACATTACTACTTGATAACGGATTTGATGTAGAAGTCGATGTAAGCGTCATAGATCCATTTCGAATTACCGGCAAGCAACGCAAATTGATATTCGCATTGTGTAACGATATAGAAGCTCATACAGGACAACCTCGAGATTATATGAGGCAAATGTTCCAAGATTATGTGAAGTTTCTGTATGGCTATGAAGAACGCATATCTTTATCAAATTGTTCTCGAACTATAGCTAAGCAAATTATAGAAGCGATGTTTGAGTGGATTTTTACAAATGCGATTCCATTAAATTATAAAACAAGCAAATTAATGAAAGAAGATAAAAATTATCTTTATTGGGCAACTGTTACGCGTCATTGCATTATATGCGGAAAGCCTCACGCTGACTTAGCACATTATGAAGCAGTCGGTAGAGGCATGAACAGAAACAAGATGAATCACTATGACAAACATGTATTAGCGTTATGTCGCGATCATCACAACGAGCAACATGCAATTGGCGTTAAGTCGTTTGATGATAAATACCACTTGCATGACTCGTGGATAAAAGTTGATGAGAGGCTCAACAAAATGCTGAAAGGAGAAAACAATGGGAGAAGTATCGTGGATAAAACTTAAAGTTGGCATGTTTGATGACAGCAAAATCAAATATATCGAAGCTTTACCCGAAAGAGATACGATCATAACTATTTGGGTTAAGTTACTAACTTTATCAGGAAAGTACAATGAACAAGGTTATATTATGCTATCCGAAAACTTGCCGTACAACGAAGAAATGTTAGCAAATGAATTTAATAGACCTATTAACTCAATAAGGTTAGCAATTCAAACTTTTGAGACATTGGGCATGATTGAAAAAGTTAATGGTGTCATAAAAGTGACAAACTGGGAGAAGCATCAAAGCTTAGATAGCAAAGCTAAGCATAAAGAAAAAAATAAATTGCGACAACAACGCTATCGTGAGAAACAGAAAAAGTTACTAGAAGCAAAACGTAACGTTACCGTAACGTTACGTAACGATACAGAAGAAGAAGAAGAAAGAGAAGAAGAATATAAGAATAAAGAAGAAGAAAGAGAAGCCGTCTTCTCATCTTCAATAAAATATATAATTGCAAATTTGGATGATAAGTTAACACCTAATCAAATGGAACAATTAGGGTTTGCTATTGATGATATAGGTACAAACGCTTTTGAAGTTGTAAAAGTAGGTGTTGAGTACACTAAAAGCAAAAGTGCGCATGGTGGCTATTTAATTAAAGTTTTAAACAACTGGGCTAAAGAGAATGTCAAAACAAAAGAAGATGCAGAAAATAAAATAGCACCTAGAAAAAATACTACTGATGATGTCATTGCACAAATGGAAAAAGAATTGAGTGATGACTAATGCCGATGAGCAAAACACAAGCATTAGAAATTATTAAAAAAGTTAGGTACGTATACAACATTGATTTTGATAAACCAAAGTTAGAAATGTGGATTGATGTATTAAGTCAAAACGGGGATTATCAACCAACTGTAAAAGCTGTAGATGGATATATCAACAGTAACAACCCGTACCCGCCTAACCTACCAGCAATCATGCGTAAGGCACCTAAAAAAGTATCTATTGAGCCGGTAGACAACGAAACCGCTACACACCAATGGAAAATGCAGAATGACCCCGAATATGTCAGACAAAGAAAAATAGCGCTAGATAACTTCATGAATAAGTTGGCAGAATTTGGGGGCGATAACGAATGAATTACGGTCAATTTGAAATTGAAAGCACAATAATCGCTACGCTACTTAAACAACCGGACGTACTAGAAAAGATAAGAGTTAAAGATTACATGTTTACGAACGAAAAGTTTAAAACCTTTTTCAATTATGTAATGGACGTCGGAAAGATAGATCATCAAGAAATCTATTTAAAAGCAACTAAAGATAAAGAGTTTTTAGATGCAGATACTATAACTAAACTTTACAACTCCGATTTCATTGGATACGGATTCTTTGAACGTTATCAACAAGAATTATTGGAAAGTTATCAAATCAACAAAGCGAAAGAATTGGTAACTGAGTTCAAACAACAACCTACGAACCAAAATTTTAATAACTTGATTGATGAACTCAAGGATTTAAAAACAATTACTAACAGAAAAGAAGACGGAACCAAGAAGTTTGTTGAGGAGTTTGTCGATGAGTTATACAGCGATAGCCCTAAGAAGCAAATTAAGACGGGTTATAAGCTCATGGATTACAAAATAGGGGGATTGGAGCCGTCGCAATTAATCGTCATCGCAGCGCGTCCCTCAGTGGGTAAGACAGGTTTTGCATTAAACATGATGCTGAACATAGCACAAAATGGATACAAAACATCTTTCTTTAGTCTCGAAACAACCGGCACATCGGTATTGAAACGTATGTTATCAACAATTACTGGTATTGAGTTAACAAAGATAAAAGAAATCAGGAACTTAACGCCGGATGACTTAACAAAGTTAACGAATGCGATGGATAAAATCATGAAATTAGGCATTGATATTTCTGATAAAAGTAATATCACACCGCAAGATGTGCGAGCACAAGCAATGAGGCATTCAGACGGTCAACAAGTTATTTTTATAGATTACCTTCAACTGATGGATACTGATGCGAAAGTTGATAGACGTGTAGCAGTAGAAAAGATATCACGTGACTTAAAGATAATCGCTAATGAGACAGGCGCAATCATCGTACTACTTTCACAACTGAATCGTGGCGTCGAGTCTAGACAGGATAAAAGACCAATGCTATCGGACATGAAAGAATCAGGCGGAATAGAAGCAGATGCGAGTTTAGCAATGTTACTTTACCGCGATGATTATTATAACCGTGACGAAGATGACAGTATCACTGGCAAATCTATTGTTGAATGTAACATAGCCAAAAACAAAGACGGTGAAACCGGAATAATTGAATTTGAGTATTACAAGAAGACTCAGAGGTTTTTCACATGAATATCATGCAATTCAAAAGCTTATTGAAATCGATGTATGAAGAGACAAAGCAAAATGACCCGATTGTAGCAAATGTCTATATAGAAATTGGTTGGGCAGTTAACAGATTGTTAGACAATAACGAGTTATCGCCTTTCGATGATTACGACAGAGTTGAAGAGAAAATTATGAATGAAATCAATTGGAAGAAAACGCACATTAAGGAGTGTTAAAAATGCCGAAAGAAAAATATTACTTATACCGAGAAGATGGCACGGAAGATATTAAAGTCATCAAGTATAAAGACAACGTAAATGAAGTTTATTCGCTCACAGGAGCCCATTTCAGCGACGAAAAGAAAATTATGACTGATAGTGACCTAAAACGATTTAAAGGCGCTCACGGGCTTCTATATGAGCAAGAATTAGGTTTACAAGCAACGATATTTGATATTTAGAGGTGGCACATGGAAGTACATTACAGTAGTAAAACAAACGAGTGGACAACACCACAACATTTATTTGATGACCTAAACGAAGAATTCAGTTTTACATTAGATCCTTGTTCAACAGACGAGAACGCCAAATGCCGGAAGTATTATACAGTAAAAGATAATGGGTTAATTCAAGACTGGTCTGAGGACATTGTTTTTATGAACCCGCCATACGGTCGAAGTATTAAGCGTTGGGTCAAGAAGGCTTATGAAGAAAGTTTGAAAGGCGCAACGGTAGTTTGTTTAATACCCGCAAGAACAGACACGACATATTGGCATGATTACATTTTTAATAAGGCTGATGATATAAGATTCCTACGCGGTCGTCTGAAGTTTGGAGATAGTAAAAACAGCGCTCCTCTTCCTAGCGCAATTATCGTTTATAGAGGTGCACAATGAGTAAATACAACGCTAAGAAAGTTGAGTACAAAGGAATTGTATTTGATAGCAAAGTAGAGTGCGAATATTACCAATATTTAGAAAGTAATATGAATGGCACTAACTATGATCGTATCGAACTACAACCTAAATTCGAACTACAACCTAAATTTGGGAAGCAAAGACCGATTACGTATATAGCCGATTTCTCTTTGTGGAAGGAAGGGAAACTGGTTGAAGTTATAGACGTTAAAGGTAAGGCGACTGAAGTTGCCAACATCAAAGCGAAGATATTCAGATATCAGTATAGAGATGTGAATTTAACGTGGATATGTAAAGCGCCTAAATACACAGGTCAAGAATGGATGGTATATGAGGACTTAGTGAAAGTCAGACGTAAAAGAAAAAGAGAAATGAAGTGATTTAATGCAACAACAAGCATATATAAACGCAACGATTGATATAAGAATACCTACAGAAGTTGAATATCAGTATTTTGATGATGTGGATATCGAAAAAGAAGCGCTGGCAGATTACTTATATAACAATCCAGACGAATTACTAGAGTATGACAATTTAAAAATTAGAAATGTAAATGTAGAGGTGGAATAAATGAGTGTCGTGAAGATTAACGGTAAACCATAATAAATTTACCGAACATGAAAATGAATTGATAAAAAAGAACGGGTTAACTCCTGGAATGGTTGCAAAAAGAGTACGTGGTGGCTGGGCGTTGTTAGAAGCCTTAAACGCACCTTATGGCATGCGCTTAGCTGAGTATAAAGAAATCGTATTATCCAGAATTATGCAACGAGAGAGCAAAGAACGTGAAATAGCTAGGCAACGACGTAAAGAGGTTGAACTACGTAAGAGGAAACCACATTTGTTTAATGTACCACAAAAACATTCACGTGATCCGTACTGGTTCGATGTCACTTATAACCAAATGTTCAAGAAATGGAGTGAAGCATAATGAGCATAATCAGTAACAGAAAAGTAGATATGAATGAAACGCAAGACAATGTTAAGCAACCAGCACATTACACATACGGCGATATTGAAATTATAGATTTTATTGAACAAGTAACGGCACAGTATCCACCACAATTAGCATTTGCAATAGGTAATGCAATCAAATACTTGTCTAGAGCACCGTTAAAGAATGGTCATGAGGATATGGCAAAAGCGAAGTTTTATGTAGATAGAGTGTTTGACTTGTGGGAGTAATGACCATGACAGATAACGCGCATAAAGAATACTTAAACCAATTTTTCGGCTCTAAGAGATATCTGTATCAGGATAACGAACGAGTGGCACATATCCATGTAGTAAATGGCACTTATTACTTTCACGGTCATATCGTGCCAGGTTGGCAAGGCGTGAAAAAGACATTTGATACAGCGGAAGAGCTCGAAATATATATAAAGCAACATGGTTTGGAATATGAGGAACAGAAGCAACTAACTTTATTTTAAGGAGATGTAAAAATGAAAATCAAAGTAAAAAAAGAAATGAGACTAGATGAATTAATTAAGTGGGCGCGAGAAAATCCGGATCTATCACAAGGAAAAATATTTTTTTCAACAGGATTTAGTGATGGATTCGTTCGTTTTCATCCAAATACAAATAAGTGTTCGACGTCAAGTTTTATTCCAATTGATATCCCCTTCATAGTTGATATTGAAAAAGAAGTAACGGAAGAGACTAAGTTTGATAGGTTGTTAGAGGTATATGAGATTCAAGAAGGAGTCTATAAATCCTTATTACACAAAGGTATCAGTTTGAACGAACGTTTTGAAGACGACAATTTTTTTCCTACTAAAGCATACTATATCTTAAACGACGACCTAACTATGACGTTAATCTGGAAAGATGGGAGGTTGGTAGAATGAACTATGAAACAGGGTTCCAACTAAGCGTAATGGACGCTAGGTTGAAGAAGATGAGAAAACAACGTGATGAGTACAAGAAGCAACGATATGAGCTTATTGGGGTTATAGCGAAGTTACGAGATTGTAACAAAGAACTGGAGAAGAAAGCAAGCGCATGGGATAGGTATTGCAAGAGCGTTGAAAGAGATTTAATAAACAAATTCGGTAACGATGATGAAAGAGTTAAATTCGGAATGGAATTAAACAATAAAATTTTTATGGAGGATGACACAAATGAATAATCGCGAAAAAATCGAACAGTCCGTTATTAGTGCTAGTGCGTATAACGGTAATGACACAGAGGGATTACTAAAAGAGGTTGAAGACGTGTATAAGAAAGCGCAAGCGTTTGATGAAATACTTGAGGGTTTACCTAATGCTATGCAAGATGCACTCAAAGAAGATATTGAACTTGATGAAGCAGTAGGGATTATGACGGGTCAAGTTGTCTATAAATATGAGGAGGCACAGGAAAATGACTAACACATTAACAATTGATCAGTTACAAGAGTTATTACAAATACAAAAGGAGTTCGACGATAGAATACCAACGCTGAACTTACGAGATAGCAAAATAGCATATGTAGTTGAATTCTTTGAATGGTTTAATACATTGGAAACGTTTAAGAACTGGAAGAAGAAACCAGGTAAGCCGTTAGACGTACAACTTGATGAATTAGCTGACATGTTGGCGTTTGGATTGAGTATTGCGAATCAAGTAGGAGTGTCATCAGAAGAGATAAAAGAAGCGATTGAATCAAGTTTTAAAGATACAGAATTTCACAAAATGTTTAATTTTAAAGATAAAGAATTTGCTCAAGACGCAGTTGTTAGTACACCACAGATAATATTCAAAGAATTTTATCCCGACCAACAAGCAATTGTTATAGTGATAGACATAGCTTACAACTTATATTCTATCGACCAACTCATTGACGCATACAAAAAGAAAATGAAAAGGAACCACGAAAGACAAGATGGAACAGCAGACGCAGGAAAAGGATACGTGTAAAGACATCTTAGATCGAGTCAAGGAGGTTTTGGGGAAGTGACACAATACTTAGTCACAACATTCAAAGATTCAACAGGACGTAAACATACACACATAACTAAAGCTAAGAGCAATCAAAGGTTTACAGTTGTTGAGGCAGAGAGTAAAGAAGAAGCGAAAGAGAAATATGAGTCACAAAATACACCTATTGTTTACTACACTAATAATTTTAAAGTGACCTTATTCGAAAGACCTAGTGAAGAAGTATTAGGTTCTTTGTTCGAAAAGAAATAAAATCATTAAAGAGGGGAGATAATAATGTTTAATACACCTAAAATGAAATTACCAGAAAAGCACACCGAGGTATTTAAGACGTATAAAAATGGAACGCCAGAAGAAAAAGCTGAGATTGAAGGCTGTTTTATTAAAACTGTTAAAGATGAAGATAGTGAATTTTACAGCCCTATGTTAGCCAGTCTAAATGAACAACAGTTAAAGAGTATGTTGAGACAGGTACTTTTTTTGATTGATACAGGAGATGACAACAATGATTAAACAAATATTAAGACTATTATTCTTACTAGCAATGTATGAGCTAGGTAAGTATGTAACTGAGCAAGTATATATTATGATGACGGCTAATGATGATGTAGAGGCGCCGAGTGACTTCGCAAAGTTGGGCGATCAGTGTGATTTGATGAGGGCGGAGGTGTCAGAGTAGATGTATAGCAAAGAGTCAATTGTTAATATGATAGGCACACATAAAATGAAGTGTAATGTATTAGCTGATGTAATACCGGAATATGATAGCAATTCAATCGCACAGTATGGTATACAAGCGACGTTACCGAAACCACAAGGGGAAAACTCAAGCAAAGTTGAAGATGTTGTTGTGAGGCTTGAAAGAGCAAATAAAAGGTATGCGCAGATGTTAAAAGAAGTTGAGTTTATAAATCAATCACAACAGAGATTAGGACACGTTGACTTTTGCTTCTTAGAGTTGTTGAAGAAAGGTTATAACAGAGATGCAATTATCAAGAAGATGCCTAACTCTAAATTGAACAGAAACAACTTCTTAGCGCGCCGTGATGAGTTAGCAGAAAAGATTTATCTACTACAGTGACGAAAATGACAAAAATGACAGAAATGACGAAAATGACACTATTTTTAAACTGTGAATTAATTTTATATAATTGATTTGTAAGAATTATCTTAAGACGTGGGGTAATAGCCACATTAGATGTTCTCATCGATGTGATTGAGAAGTGACAAACATGTAAAGTTGATATGTTACGCTATTAATCACTTACTACCTGCCTATATGGTGGGTAGTTTAATTCTTGCAATTTGAGTCATAACTATTTTCCTCCTTTCACATTTATTGAACGTAGCTCCTGCACAAGATGTAGGGGCATTTTTGTATTTAAATAACTAGAGTAATTAACGTAAAGGCGTGTGATACAGTGAAAACAATTGATTAAATTAACACCGAAGCAAGAAAAGTTTGTATTGGGACTCATCGAGGGCAAGAGCCAACGCAAAGCTTATATTGACGCAGGGTATTCGACCAAAGGTAAAAGTGAATCATATATAGACATGCAAGCGAGCACGGTAGCTAAAAATAATAAGGTTTTAATAAGGTACGAAGAACTTCGTCAAGAAGTAGCTGAGCAATCAAAATGGACACGCCAAAAGGCTTTTGAAGAGTATGAGTGGCTAAAGAATACAGCGAAGAACGATATTGAAATAGAGGGAGTGAAGAAAGCGACAGCTGATGCATTCCTCGCTAGTTTGGACGGCATGAATAGAATGACGTTAGGCAATGAAGTTCTGACTAATAAAAAGATTGAAACTGAAATCAAGATGCTTGAGAAAAAAATCGATCAAATGGATAAATCAGAAAATAATTCACAAGAAGCAGAAGTTGCTAAAGCACTTATTAAGTTAGCGGGTGTTAATGATGATTAATGAAATGTTAAACCCGAAACAACAAGAAGTCTGGAACTGCTTCATAAACGATAAACCCAAAGTATTAATAGCGAGTGGTGCGAAGAGGGCAGGTAAAACATATGTATTTATCCTGCTTTTTTTAATGCACATAGCTACTTATAAAGACAAGGGGCTTAACTTCATTATCGGAGGAGCGACACAAGCATCTATCAGACGTAACATACTAGATGATATGGAGTTAATACTAGGTAGAGAGTTGACACTTGATAAATCTAACGCAGTCAAAATATTTGGTAATAAAGTGTATGTATTCGACGGACAAAACTCGGATGCATGGAAAAAAGCACGTGGTTTTACTTCAGCAGGTGCTTTTTTAAACGAGGGGACAGCATTACACAATATGTTTATTAAAGAGGTATTCTCACGTTGTAGTTACAAAGGCGCGAGGATATTAATTGATACCAACCCCGAAAACCCGATGCATCCAGTTAAAAAAGATTACATTGATAAGAGTGGTCAACGGTTATCGAATGGAAGACTAAATATCAAAGCATTCCAATTTACTTTGTTTGACAATACATTTTTAGATGAAGAATATATTGAATCGATTATCGCAAGTACACCAACAGGAATGTTCACAGATCGTGATATTTATGGTAAGTGGGTTTCTGCTGAAGGTGTTGTATATAAAGATTTCAAAGAAAAAGTTCATTACATCAAAGAAGAAGAATTTAAAACTAAACAAATAAAAAGGAAATATGCAGGCGTCGACTGGGGATATGAGCATTATGGTTCTATTATGGTTGTAGCGGAAGACTTTGACGGAAACAAGTACGTTATTGAAGAACACGCACACAGACATAAAGAGATAGATGACTGGGTAGCTATTGCTAAAGGAGTTATAAAAAGGCATGGCGATATTCTTTTTTATTGTGATACAGCTAGACCTGAACATATTGAACGATTTAGAAGAGAGAAGATAAAAGCAAGATATGCTGACAAAGCCGTTATTGCTGGCATTGAAGTTATTTCTAGGTTATTCAAGTTAAATAAAATATTCATTATCAAAGAAAAAGTTAGTTTGTTTAAAGAAGAAATATACAACTACGTTTGGAAAGATAATGCAGACGAACCAGTTAAATTAAACGATGACACATTAGATGCGTTAAGATATGCAGTTTATACAGCTAATAAGCCAAGTGGCACAGGCTTTAATTAAAGGAGGTAATATTTTGTACCCTAGCCAACCAACACAAACAGAAATATTTGATGCTATTGTGAGGACTAACAATAAGCCAGAAACACTAGAAGAAATGATTGTCAGATATATAAAACAACATTTGGAGAAGTTACCTGAAATCTCAATAGGTCAAGAATATTATGAGCAACGCCCTGATATTGTTAAGGAACCCAAGCCGGTTGATGCTACAGGAGCAGTTGACCCATTGAAACCAGATGACAGAATGATTACCAACTTCCATGCTAACCTAGTAGATCAAAAAGTTTCTTATATTGTAGGGAAGCCTATCGCTTTTAAACATACAGATGATGAAGTAGTTAAACGTATTGATGAAGTTTTAGGTAATAGATTTGATGATAAGTTACACAGTGTACTAACAGGAGCTAGCAATAAAGGTATTGAATGGTTGCACCCTTACCTTGATGAAGAGGGAGAATTTAAGCTATTTAGAGTACCGGCGGAACAAGGTATTCCTATATGGACTGATAAAGAGCACGAAGAATTAGAGGCGTTTATCAGGATGTATAAATTGGAAAATGAAACTAAAGTTGAATACTGGGATAAAGTAACTGTTAATTACTACGTTTATGAAAACGGCTCGCTTATTCCGGATTACTCTAACAATTTGGAGAATTCAAAAACGCATTTTAGTACAGGGTCATGGGGTAAGATTCCATTTATTCCATTCAAAAATAACGATTTAGAAATATCAGATATATTTATGTATAAAACATTGATTGATGCTTATAACAGGCGATTATCCGATTTGTCCAATACTTTTAAAGATTCAAACGAATTAACGTATGTATTAACGAACTATGATGACCAAGAGTTGCCAGAATTCAAACGGTTACTACGTTATTACGGGGCGATAAAAGTATCGGATAACGGGGGTGTCGACACAATACAGGTAGAAGTACCAGTTGAAAACAGTAAAAAGTATTTAGATGAGTTATATCAAAAAATAATGTTGTTTGGTCAAGCGGTTGACTTTAGTTCTGACAAATTCGGTTCGGCTCCAAGTGGGGTTGCGTTGGAGTTTTTATATACTAACTTAAACTTGAAAGCAGATAAGTTAGCGCGCAAAGCTAAAGTTGCTATACAGGAGTTGCTTTGGTTTGTGTTTGAGCACTTCGATATCAAAGGAGAACATAAAGATGTCGATATTAGTTTCAACTACAACAAAGTAGCGAACACAGAATTACAAGTACAAACAGCTCAACAATCTATGGGAATTGTAAGCCATGAAACAGTATTAGAAAATCACCCGTTTGTCGAAGATTTGCAAGCAGAACTCGAACGAATAGAACAAGAACAAATGGAGTACAACAAGCAACTGCCTAATTTAGATGACGGAGGTGCTGACGGTGCCCAACAACAAGAAAGATCTAACAATAAAGAATCAGAATGATATTGATGAGTATATCGACAGTCTAATCTCTAAAGCTGAGAAGCCTATAGAACAACTATTTGCTAATCGACTTAAAGAGATAAAACAAATCATCGCAGATATGTTTGAGAAGTATCAAAGTGATGATGTGTATGTTACATGGACTGAATTTAATAAATATAACAGGCTCAATAAGGAGTTAACTCGTATAGGTACAATGTTGACTGATGACTATAGGCAAGTAGCTAAGATGGTTCAGAAGTCGCAGGAAGACGCTTATATAGAAAAGTTCCTTATGAGCCTTTATTTATACGAGACGGCAAGTCAAACATCTATGCAATTTGATGTTCCTAGCAAAGAAGTTATCACATCGGCTATTGAACAACCTATTGAGTTCATTCGATTAGTACCGACACTACAGAAGCATCGTGATGAAGTACTGAAAAAGATACGCTTACATATCACACAAGGCATTATGAGCGGAGAGGGCTACTCTAAAATAGCGAAAGCAATCCGTGATGATATTGGTATGTCTAAAGCTCAATCGTTGCGTGTAGCTCGTACAGAAGCGGGCAGAGCGATGTCTCAAGCTGGACTCGATAGTGCATTGGTAGCTCAAAAGAATGGCTTACAGATGTATAAGTATTGGCAAGCTACTAAAGATACACGTACAAGAGACACACACAGACATCTAGACGGTGCTAAGAAGAAAATAGACGAACCGTTCAAGTCGAGCGGTTGCGTTGGACAGGCGCCTAAGTTGTTTGTTGGTGTGAATAGTGCAAAAGAAAACATCAACTGTCGTTGTAAGCTTATGTATTACATTGATGAAGATGATTTGCCTAGTACAACGAGAGTGCGTAAAGATGATGGCACAACCGAAGTAATACCACAAATGACTTATCGTGAGTGGGAGAAATATAAACGTAAAAGAAAGTAGTTTACTACTCGACCTTAGCATGTCGTTAAACTGCTTCTTTTTATACCAAAATTCTTCGTGGCGTTGCACGTAAAACTCGTAAAAAGGAGTAGTTTAAATGGATTTATACACATTGTTAGGACAATTTAAAGACGGAGAAATCGACAAGCAGAAGGTAATTGATGCGATTGACGAATCAAAATCGGGAATGGTACCACGTTCGAGACTGAACGACAAGAATACCGAAATTGAAGAGTTGAAAGAAGAGATTTCTAAACGTGATGAACAAATTGTCAAATTGCAAGACTCTGTTAAAGATGATAGCGAGATTCAAAAAGAACTCGAAGAATTAAAGAATCAAAATTCAGAGTTGGAGACAAAGTATAAAGAAACACAACTTAATAACGCAGTTAAGTTAGCGGTTGCTAAAGAAGCAAATGACGCTAACGACATTCTAGCATTCATCAATAAAGATGAACTGGAATTAGTAGACGACGGCACTGTAAAAGGTTTAGACAAAGCGATTGAAACGCTTAAAGAGTCTAAACCTTATTTATTTGCGTCGTCTAAGCCTGTAGGTAAAACACCACAAGGCGGAGGTAATCCGGACTCAAGTGTAACGAAAGAAAAGTTTGACAACATGAGTGTCGCTGAACGTAACGAATTGTATTTGAACGATCGTGAGACATTCGAAAAACTAGTTAATCAAAATTAAACAAAGAAAGAGGTATAAACATGCCACAAGGAGTTACTAAAACAAGTAATCAAATCATTCCAGAAGTACTAGCGCCTATGATGCAAGCGCAACTCGAAAAGAAATTGCGTTTCGCTTCATTTGCAGAAGTAGATAGCACATTACAAGGACAACCGGGAGACACTTTGACATTCCCAGCATTCGTTTATAGCGGAGATGCACAAGTAGTTGCAGAGGGAGAAAAAATCCCAACTGATATCTTAGAAACTAAAAAACGTGAGGCTAAAATCCGTAAAATTGCTAAAGGTACATCTATCACAGATGAGGCTTTATTAAGTGGTTATGGAGACCCACAAGGCGAACAAGTACGTCAACATGGTTTGGCACACGCTAACAAAGTTGATAATGACGTATTAGAGGCTTTAATGGGAGCTAAACTTACTGTTAATGCGGACATCACTAAATTAAACGGCTTACAATCAGCAATCGACAAATTTAACGATGAAGACTTAGAACCAATGGTTTTATTTATCAATCCACTTGATGCTGGTAAATTACGTGGAGATGCATCAACTAACTTTACGCGTGCAACCGAATTAGGCGATGACATCATCGTTAAAGGTGCGTTTGGCGAAGCTCTAGGCGCTATCATTGTACGTACTAACAAGTTAGAAGCCGGCACAGCTATTCTAGCTAAAAAAGGTGCAGTTAAATTAATCTTGAAACGTGATTTCTTCTTAGAAGTAGCGCGTGACGCATCAACAAAAACAACTGCATTATACAGTGATAAGCACTATGTAGCTTATTTATATGATGAATCTAAAGCAGTGAAAATCACTAAAGGTTCTGGAAGCTTAGAAATGTAATGGGAGGTAGTGACGTATGTATAAAGTAATCGAACGTTTTGAAGATGCACAAGACAACGGACATGAATATCAAGTGGGAGACACTTACCCACGTGATGGATTAGAAGTGTCAGAAGAACGATTCACTGAATTATCTACAACAAACAACCGCCGTAATTTAATCGCTATTAAACTTGTTGAAGACAAGCAAGTAGAACAGTCTGAGGCGAGCGCTGACGAGCAAAAAAGTTTATCTGATATGAAAGTATCAGAATTAAAAGAACTTGCTAAAAAGCGTGAAATTAAAGGGTATAGTGATATGAAAAAAGACGAGCTTATCAAAGTTTTAGAGGGTGTTAAGTAATGGACGCAAAAGACGTCAAAATGATTAATGGACTTTCACTCAATGATTCGTCTAACGATGAGCAAATCGATTATCTTATTGAAGAATATAAAAGTGTTGCAGAAGATTATTGTAATCAGAAGTTTGATGACAAAGAAGTGCCGTCGGGTGTTAAGAAGTTTATTGCTGAATGTATCAAGTTTGGTACAACCGGCAATATCTCAGCACGCACGATGGGCACTGTGAGTTATACCTATGTAACTGACATACCTAGTAGTGCTTATGCATATTTATTACCTTATCGTAAATTAAGCTGGGGCAAGCGATATGTTTAATCCGTTTGATGAGTTTCCGCACACAATTGAAATTGGAGAGGTTGAAGTCGTAGGAACATATCCCAAAGAATACGAGCGTTTTAAAAGTAACGAAACAATTAAAGGGTTTATGGACACACCTACATCAAGTGAGACACTCAAATTTCATCAGATGAGCAAAGACTTTGACCGAAACCTATATACGCCGTACCACATACCAATAACAAACAAAACTTTATTTAATTACGAGGGTAAAACGTACGAAGTTGTAGGCGAACCGGTCGACCAAGGCGGACAACATGAAATCAATTTAACTAGATTGAGGGTGCGACCTATTGGCAAAGGTTAAGTATGGTAATTGGGACTTAGTAAAAGAGTTGGAAAATTACGAGCGAGACATGGAGCGATGGGTCAAACGAGGTATAGCAAAGACAACTGCTAAGATTCACAATACAATCATTTCATTAATGCCAGTTGATACCGGATATCTTAGAGAAAGTGTAACAATGGACTTTAAAGACAGCGGTTTTACTGGTGTTATTAATATTGGTAGTGAATACGCAATATATGTCAATTATGGTACTGGTATATATGCAACAGGTGCTGGAGGTAGTAGAGCCAGGTCATACAAAGATGCAAACGGTAAGTGGCACACTACTAAAGGACAACATGCTCAACCTTTTTGGGAGCCGGCAATAGACGCTGGACGAGCATTCTTTAATAAGTATTTTTCATGAGGTGGTTAAGATATGTGGGTATCAGTTGAACGGTACTTATTTAACAAAGTATATAACAAATTAAAAAGTAACCTTATTATCCAAAAACAATTGGACGGTAGGGTTTTTGATTGCGTTCAGAAAGACGCTGTTTACCCATATATCGTTGTGGGTGAAACAAACGTCACTAACAAAGAAACGACCACGAGCATGGTCGAAGATGTCGGCATCACGTTGCATGTTTATAGTCAAGCACGTAATAGAGATGAGGCATCACAAATAATTCAATTTTTAGGCTTCGTTTTAAATAACGAAATAGAAATTGATTATTATTCATTCATTAAAAGTCGAATTGATACACAAGAAGTGATTACTGACATAGATCAGTACACTAAACACGGTATCATTCGGCTTGTTTTTAAATACAGACATAACACATTACAAAGGAGTGTAACGAATGGCGCAGGATAAATATATTGTCGCTCTCCAAATCGCTGATAAGGATTTAGCTAAGAAGCTAACTATCGAAGAAGCAACGCTTTTAGGTAGTTTAGCAGAGGGTGGACATACTATCAGTAATGACCTTGCTGAAATCATTCAAGGCGGTAAAAAAGATTATAGCCGTAACTCTGTCGAAGAAGAAATCAAGTTGACGCTTGATGTCGTTCCGGGAGATAAAGGTCAATTAGCATTAAAAGAATCAGTTAAACAATTCAAACAGTTACGTGTTTGGATTTGGGAAACGAAAAAACGCGATGGCAAACATCACGGTGTATTCGCATATGTAGTTATCGAAGAGCACGAATGGTCATTTGATGATGAAGATAACAAAATCGAAATCACAGCGAAAGTTAAGTTCAATAGTGCAGACGGTACAATCAATGATTTACCAAAAGAATGGCTTAACCCTAGCGCATTGGCTCCAGTTGTTGAATTCGAAGACATGAACGCTTATGAAGATAGTTATGAAAACCGAACTAAAAAAACAACTGCTGGCAGTAGCGATTTAAGTATGTAATTAACGAGGGCATTAGCCCTCTATTTTTTTGTACAAAATAACGATAAACGAGGTATTTAATATGACTGAAACAACTTTTAATCCAATTACATCATTAACAATTAACAATGAAGAAGTGAAAGCAAAAGCAACATTTATGTTCGATAAAACCGCTAAAAAGTTTGCAACTGAACAAGAAGATAATAAAGGCAGAAAACAAACGATTTCAGGATTTACTAATGTTTACAATGCTTTATTAGAACGTGACACAGTGGCAATTGTAGACTTTTGGGAATGCGCAACAGCTTATCTAGGTAAAAGTGCACCTAAAAGAGAAGACATTGAAGCGGAAATCATGGAAATCATCGAAAGAGAAAACGACACGTTAAATCTATTACAGGGTGCGCTGGACGTAATGAATAATAGCGGTTTTTTCAAGCAGAAATCACGTCTATTCTGGACACAGATGAACCAAGCGCCATCGTTAGCCAAAGAAGACGAGAAAGAGGGCGCGAAAGCTGGTATCGAGATGATGAAGAACAACTACAAAGAAATCATGACCGTAGCACCTTATTAGACTATTCGGAAATAAGGCAGATGACAAGTCGTTACATAGGTTATATGAGTAATGACGAGCTAATGAGCATGCTACCTGCCGAATGGAATGACTGGATTATTGGCGCTAGACAAGCATTGATTGACCAAAGAGACATTGCGTTGTACGGCGCTCAATATAATGCGGTTGCTCAAGCTGGTAAATCACTAAAACGTTTTGTTAGGCAGAACGAAAGAGAACATTACATTATTCGTGGTCAAGAAGATGAATACGAAAGAATGAAACAGCGTGAGCTAGCTAAAAACAAACGTAAAAGAGAAATACAAAAACAAGGGACTCGCAAGTTCCTTAACAGCTTAAAAACAAGTCATAAAGGAGGTTAGGCATGGAAAAGAATTTTCTGGCTCGTGTTACAGCTATAATCAGTGATTTTAAAAGGAATATGAGAACTGCTCAACGTATGGCTAAAACTGATATACCGGACGAAATCAAGACAGAAGTTACAGCAAACATAAGAGACTACCAAAGAGAGCTAACGCGAGCTAAATCGATGGCTCAACGTTGGCGAGAACATAAAGTTAATATCGATGCAGACGCTAGCAAAGTAAAACAAGTCATATCGTTTGTTAAAGCAGAACTATCGAATATCAGACGTAAAAAAGTTGAAATCGACGGCGACGCAAGCGGATTAAAAAGAAATGTTGCGACTTCTAAAGCGATGTTAGCTGGTTGGCGCAAACACACTGTTAAATTAGATTTTGATACAACCGGAATGTCGAAAATGCAAGTAGCATTGACTGCAGGTAAAAGAGCATTAGATCAGTATCAATCAACAATGGATGGCATCGCATCAAATATTAGAACTTTCGGTACTATCTTCGCACAACAAGTCAAAGGTTTAATGATTGCTAGTATACAAGCGTTAATACCAGTAATTGCTGGATTAGTTCCGGCTATTATGGCGGTACTTAATGCCGTTGGTGTATTAGGTGGTGGCGTCGTTGGTTTAGCTGGTGCATTCTCTGTAGCAGGTGTTGGAGCGGTTGGTTTCGGCGCAATGGCTATTACTGCACTAAAAATGGTAAAAGATGGAACATTAGCAGTAACAAAAGAAGTTCAAAACTTTAGAGATGCAAGCGATCAGTTAAAAACTACATGGCAAGGCATTGTAAAAGAGAATCAAGCAAGTATCTTTAATGCGATGTCAGCGGGTATCAGAGGCGTTACAAGTGCGATGTCGCAATTAAAACCTTTCTTATCCGAAGTATCTATGCTGGTAGAAGCGAACGCGCGCGAGTTTGAGGATTGGGTTAAACATTCTGAAACGGCTAAGAAAGCGTTTGAAGCATTGAATAGCATAGGTGGTGCAATCTTCGGAGATTTATTGAACGCTGCAGGACGATTTGGCGACGGATTAGTTAACATTTTCGCTCAATTAATGCCGTTGTTCAAATTTGTGTCTCAAGGACTACAGAACATGTCTATAGCTTTCCAAAATTGGGCTAATAGTGTAGCTGGTCAGAATGCTATTAAAGCGTTTATTGACTACACTACCACTAACTTACCTAAGATTGGTCAGATATTTGGCAATGTGTTCGCTGGTATTGGTAATTTAATGATTGCTTTTGCTCAAAACAGTTCTAACATTTTTGACTGGTTAGTTAAATTAACTTCTCAATTTAGAGCATGGTCAGAACAAGTAGGACAATCACAAGGGTTTAAAGACTTTATCAGTTATGTTCAAGAGAATGGTCCTACTATTATGCAGTTAATCGGTAATATCGTAAAAGCATTAGTTGCTTTTGGTACTGCAATGGCTCCTATAGCTAGTAAATTGTTAGACTTTATCACTAATCTAGCTGGATTTATCGCTAAACTATTCGAAACACACCCAGCTATAGCACAAGTTGCTGGCGTTATGGGTATTTTAGGCGGTGTATTTTGGGCTTTAATGGCTCCGATTGTTGCTATAAGTAGTGTACTTACAAATGTGTTTGGTTTGAGCTTATTCAGCGTCACTGAAAAGATTTTAGACTTCGTTAGAACATCAAGTTTAGTTACTGGAGCTACGGAAGCATTAATAGGTGCATTCGGTTCGATTTCAGCACCTATTTTAGCAGTTGTTGCAGTAATTGGTGCATTCATTGGTGTCCTCGTTTATTTATGGAAAACAAACGAGAACTTTAGAAATACTATTACTGAAGCGTGGAACGGTGTTAAAACGGCAGTTTCTGGTGCGATTCAAGGTGTAGTCGGCTGGTTAACTGAATTGTGGGGCAAAATCCAATCTACCTTACAACCGATAATGCCTATATTGCAAGTATTAGGACAAATATTCATGCAAGTTTTAGGTGTTTTGGTAATAGGCATCATTACAAACGTTATGAATATCATACAAGGTTTGTGGACTTTAATTACAATTGCGTTCCAAGCCATAGGAACAGTGATATCCGTAGCAGTCCAAATCATAGTAGGTTTGTTCACTGCTTTAATTCAGTTGCTTACTGGCGACTTCTCGGGTGCTTGGGAGACTATTAAAACTACGGTTACCAATGTACTTGATACGATTTGGCAATACATGCAATCAGTTTGGGAGTCAATCATCGGCTTTTTAACTGGCGTAATGAATCGAACACTTTCTATGTTTGGTACAAGTTGGTCACAGATATGGAGTACAATCACTAATTTTGTTAGCAGTATTTGGAACAGTGTTACAAGTTGGTTTAGTCGTGTTGCTTCGAGTGTGGCCGAAAAAATGGGACAAGCACTAAACTTTATTATCACAAAAGGTTCTGAATGGGTTTCTAATATTTGGAATACTGTTACAAGTTTCGCAAGTAAAGTAGCTGATGGATTTAAAAGAGTTGTCTCAAATGTAGGCGACGGCATGAAAAACGCGCTTGATAAGATTAAAAGCTTTTTCAGCGATTTTTTAAATGCCGGAGCGGAATTAATCGGCAAAGTGGCAGAAGGTGTAGCTAACGCTGCGCACAAAGTAGTAAGCGCGGTAGGCGATGCGATTTCATCAGCGTGGGACTCAGTAACTTCATTCGTAAGTGGACATGGTGGAGGTAGTGGTTTAGGTAAAGGTTTAGCGGTATCACAAGCTAAAGTAATGGCTACTAGCTTCGGTAAAACGTTCACAAGTGAGTTAGGTTCAACGTTGACAGATGGATTCAACGACAGTTTAACACCAAGCGTTGACGGCCATATGACAAACGATGTGCAACATAGCATGAAAGAAAATAACAGACCTATTGTTAATGTAACTGTTAGAAACGAGGGCGATCTAAACATGATTAAATCTCACATTGACGATATGGATGCAAAAGATGGTAGTTTCAACTTAATGTAAGGGAGGTTTGTTTATTGATAGCCCATGATGTAGAAATTATTAAAAATGGTGTGAAGTATCGCGTCAGTGACAATCCTCACACTTACAAACACTTAAGAGTGCTTGATTACAATGTTATCGGTTCGGGTTACAAAAGGAATTATTCGCCTTTAGATGGAGTTGATGGACGTTTTCACAATTACGCTAAAGAAGAATATAAAAAAGTTGAATTAAGATTGAGGTATGAAGTACCTAAGATTGCTTATGCCTCACATCTTAAATCAGACATTCAAACATTGTTTTATGGTCGCTTTTACCTAAGAGAATTGGCGACGCCGGATAACACTATCAAATTTGAAAATATGTTCGAACCATTAGAACAAGAATTTGAATTAGATTATGTTGACGGTAGACAACTATTCGTTGGATTAGTTAGCGAAGTATCTTTTGACACAACTAAGACATCAGGAGAAATCACGTTGACTTTTGAGACGACTGAATTGCCTTTCTTTGAAAGTATTGGCTATAGCACTGATTTAGAAAGTGATAACGATTTAGAAAAATGGTCAGTTCCGGACAGAATAGCACTAAATGAAAATGATAGAAGTAGACAAATGACATTCTATAACACGAGTTCTGGAGATGTTTATTACAACGGAGATGTAGCATTAACACAGTTCAACCAATTCAATGTAGTTGAAATTGAATTAGCCGAAGATGTTAAAGCTGATGATAAAGACGGTTTCACTTTCTATACGGATAAAGGAAACATCTCAGTAATTAAAGATGTCGATTTAAAAGCAGGCGATAAAATCATTTTTGATAACAAGCACACATATAGAGGCAATTTAAATATTGACCTATACAACAAAACGTTAGAACAACCGGTGTTGTATCCCGGTTGGAATCATTTTAAAGCCAACAGACTTATGAAAAAGATAGTCTTTAGACACAAATTATATTACAGATAAGGAGTAGCATATGCCGGTATTATTAAAAAGTTTGCAAGGCGTCGGTCATGCGATTCATGTTAATACAAAATTAAACGAAAAATTGAATGAAGATAGCACGTTAGACATTGATATGATAGAAAATGCCAGCACTTTCGACGCAATCGGCGCTATTACAAAGATGTGGACTATCACAAACGTAAAGGGGGAAGATGACCTCAACGAATATGTAATAGTAATGCTTGATAAATCAACAATCGGAAACAAAATCAAACTTAGTATCAAAGCGAGACAAAAAGAATTAGATGATCTAAACAATTCTAGGATTTACCAAGAATATAACGAAAGTTTCACAGGCGTAGAGTTTTTTAACACTGTATTTAAAGGAACTAGTTATAAGTACGTATTGCACACTAAGGTTGACGCATCAAAGTTCGAGGGATTAGGCAAGGGAGACACAAGACTTGAGATATTCAAAAAAGGACTTGAACGCTATCATCTCGAATATGAGTACGACGCTAAAACAAAAACATTTCACTTGTATGACGAATTATCAAAAGTAGCAAACTACTATATTAAATCAGGTGTAAATGCTGATAACGTCAAAATTCAAGAAGATGCTTCTAAATGCTACACATATATAAGAGGTTATGGCGACTTTGACGGTCAGCAAACTTTTACAGAGGCTGGGTTACAATTCGAATTCACACACCCATTAGCACAACTGATTGGTAAAAGGGAAGCGCCTCCGTTAATAGATGGACGCATAAAAAAAGAAGATGTTTTGAAAAAATCAATGGAGCTAGTGATAAAGAAAAGTGTCACTGCTTCTATTTCTTTGGACTTCGTAGCACAGCCTGAGCATTTTCCAGAGGCTAACCCTAGAATTGGCGATATTGTAAGAGTAGCTGAACCAACTATAGGCTATAACGATTTAGTGAGAATAGTCGAAATCACTACACATAGAGATGCGTACAATAACATTATTAAACAAGATGTAGTATTAGGCGATTTTACAATGCGTGACAGATATAGAAAAGCTATCCATGAAGCTACGAACTATGTTAAGAATGTAAAAACAACTAAGTCAGACCCAGCTAAGTACTTGAGAGAACTAAACGCTAAAGTTAACGCTAGTTTATCTATAAATAACGAATTAGTTAAGCAGAATGAAAAAATAAACGCAAAAGTCGATAAGATGAGTACTAAAACAGTTACAACTGCGAATGGCACGATCATGTACGACTTTACGAGTCAATCAAGTATAAGAAATATCAAATCTATTGGAACGATTGGCGATTCTGTAGCTAGAGGGTCGCATGCAAAAACTAATTTCACAGAAATGTTAGGCAAGAAATTAAAAGCTAAAACGACCAACCTTGCAAAAGGTGGCGCAACTATGGCAACTGTTACAGATACAAACAACGTTGAAAATAGTATTTATAGGCAAGCGGAACAAATAAGAGGCGACTTAATCATATTACAAGGCACTGATGATGACTGGTTACACGGTTATTGGGCAGGCGTACCGATAGGCACTGATAAAACGGACACTAAAACGTTTTATGGTGCCTTTTGTTCTGCAATTGAAGTTATACGAAAAAATAACCCAGATTCAAAAATACTAGTAATGACAGCTACTAAACAATGTCCTATGCGTGGCACAACGATACGCCGTAAAGACACGGACAAAAACAAACTAGGGTTAACACTTGAGGACTATGTAAACGCTCAAATATTAGCTTGTAGTGAGTTAGATGTACCAGTGTTTGACGCATATCACACAGATTACTTTAAGCCATACAATCCAGCTTTTAGGAAAGCGAGCATGGAGGACGGCTTACACCCTAACGAAAAAGGTCACGAGGTTATTATGTACGAGTTAATCAAGGATTATTACAGTTTTTACGACTAAAGGAGGCAACCAATGGCTTACGGATTAATTACAAGTTTACATTCAATGACAGGTCGGAAAATAGTTGCTCAACATGAGTATAACTATCGCTTGTTAGATGAAGGTATGAGCAAACTTGAGAAAATGTTTATATACCATCAAAAAGAAGAAATATACGCACACTCAGCGAAACAAATTAAATACTTGAATGACAGTGTTGAAGATTATTTAACGTATTTAAATGGCCGTTTTAGCAATATGATTCTAGGCCATAACGGCGACGGTATCAATGAAGTAAAAGACGCGCGTATTGATAATACAGGTTATGGTCATAAGACATTGCAAGATCGTTTGTATCATGATTATTCAACACTAGATGCTTTCACTAAAAAGGTTGAGAAAGCTGTAGATGAACACTATAAAGAATATCAAGCGACAGAATACCGATTCGAACCAAAAGAGCAAGAACCGGAATTCATCACAGATTTATCGCCATATACTAACGCAGTAATGCAATCATTTTGGGTAGACCCTAGAACGAAAATTATTTATATGACGCAAGCTCGTCCAGGTAATCATTACATGTTATCTAGATTGAAGCCCAACGGACAATTTATTGATAGATTGCTTGTTAAAAATGGCGGTCACGGTACACACAATGCGTATAGATACATTGATGGAGAATTATGGATTTATTCAGCTGTATTGGACAGTAACAAAAACAACAAGTTTGTACGTTTCCAATATAGAACTGGAGAAATAACTTATGGTAATGAAATGCAAGATGTCATGCCGAATATATTTAACGACAGATATACGTCAGCGATTTATAATCCTATAGAAAATTTAATGATTTTCAGACGTGAATATAAACCCACTGAAAGACAACTTAAGAATTCGTTGAACTTTGTTGAGGTTAGAAGTGCTGACGATATTGATAAAGGTATAGACAAAGTATTGTATCAAATGGATATACCTATGGAATACACTTCAGATACACAACCTATGCAAGGTATCACTTATGATGCAGGTATCTTATATTGGTATACAGGTGATTCGAATACAGCCAACCCTAACTACTTACAAGGTTTCGATATAAAAACAAAAGAATTGTTATTTAAACGACGTATCGATATTGGCGGTGTGAATAATAACTTTAAAGGAGACTTCCAAGAAGCTGAGGGTCTAGATATGTATTACGATCTAGAAACAGGACGCAAAGCGCTTTTAATAGGGGTAACTATTGGACCTGGTAACAACAGACATCACTCAATTTATTCCATCGGCCAAAGAGGTGTTAACCAATTCTTAAAAAACATTGCACCTCAAGTATCGATGACTGATTCAGGCGGACGTGTTAAACCGTTACCAATACAGAACCCAGCATATCTAAGTGATATTACGGAAGTTGGTCATTACTATATCTATACGCAAGACACACAAAATGCGTTAGATTTCCCGTTACCGAAAGCGTTTAGAGATGCAGGTTGGTTCTTTGATGTACTGCCTGGACACTATAATGGTGCTCTAAGACAAGTACTTACCAGAAACAGCACAGGTAGAAATATGCTTAAATTCGAACGTGTCATTGACATTTTCAATAAGAAAAACAACGGAGCATGGAATTTCTGTCCGCAAAACGCCGGTTATTGGGAACATATCCCTAAGAATATTACAAAATTATCAGATTTAAAAATCGTTGGTTTAGATTTCTATATCACTACTGAAGAATCAAAACGATTTACTGATTTTCCTAAAGACTTTAAAGGTATTGCAGGTTGGATATTAGAAGTAAAATCGAATACACCGGGTAACACAACACAAGTATTAAGACGTAATAACTTCCCGTCTGCACATCAATTTTTAGTTAGAAACTTTGGTACTGGTGGCGTTGGTAAATGGAGTTTATTCGAGGGAAAGGTGGTTGAATAATGATAGTAGATAATTTTTCGAAAGACGATAACTTAATCGAGTTACAAACAACATCACAATATAATCCAATTATTGACACAAACATCAGTTTCTATGAATCAGATAGAGGAACTGGTGTTTTAAATTTTGCAGTAACTAAGAATAATAAGCCGTTATCAATCAGCAAACATAATGCGATGACTAGTATTGTGCTTAAGACGGATAAATTCGACGATGAACACGGCGCTTATATTAGTGATGAACTTACAATTGTTGATGCAATTAATGGACGAATGCAATACGTTATCCCAAACGAGTTCTTAAAATACACTGGTCGAGTACATGCGCAAGCATATTTTACTCAAAACGGTAGCAATAACGTAATTGTAGAGCGTCAATTTAGCTTCAATATCGAAAATGATTTAATTAGTAACTTCGACGGCAAAACAAAGTTGGTTTATATCAAATCAATTCAGGACTTAACAGAAAGTGTTAAAGAAGAAGTTGAGGACTTAAAGAAAAGTTTGAGTGATACAAAATCGTTGGTTACTGAAATTGATAGTCGTATTAATCAAGGTATTCAAAGATTAGAAATTAAACAAAATGAAGCGGTACAGATGATTACAACAACACAAGACAAAGCCGTTCAATATATAAATAGCGAGTTCCAGAAAATTGTTGATAAAGAGCAAGCGATTTTTGAACGTGTTAACGAAGTTGAACAACAAATCAATGGCGCTGACCTTGTTAAAGGTAATTCAACAACAAATTGGCAAAAGTCTAAACTTACTGATGATTACGGTAAAGCAATTGAATCGTCTGAACAGTCCATAGATAGCGTTTTAAGCGCAATTAACACATCTAGGATTATTCATATCACTAGCGCAACAGATGCGCCAACATTTAAAGATATAGGCACTTTAGAGACGCCTAAAGAAGATGGCGTTGATGATGGTTCTGAAGTTTCAGCAACTACGAATACTTTAGGGAAATCAGGCTTGTTAGTTGTTTATGTTGTTGATGACAGTACAGCTCGTGCTACATGGTATCCAGACGATTCAAATGATGAGTACACAAAATATAAAATCGGTGGCACATGGTATCAGTTCTATAAAAAAGTTGACGAAGAATTAACGAAGAAATTTGTTGAAGAAACGTCTAACAACGCTTTAAATCAAGCTAAGCAGTATTTAGATGATAAATTCGGAACAACGAGCTGGCAACAACATAAGATGACAGAGGCGAATGGTCAATCAATTCAAGTTAACTTAAATAATGCGCAAGGCGATTTGGGATATTTAACTGCTGGTAATTACTATGCAACAAGAGTGCCGGATTTACCAGGTAGCGTTGAAAGTTATGAGGGTTATTTATCGGTATTCGTTAAAGATGATACAAACAAGCTATTTAACTTCACACCTTATAACTCTAAAAAGATTTACACACGATCAATCACAAACGGCAGACTTGAGCAACAGTGGACAGTTCCTAATGAACATAAATCAACGGTATTGTTCGACGGTGGCGCAAATGGTGTAGGTACAACAATCAATCTAACTGAACCGTACACAAACTATTCTATTTTGTTGGTAAGTGGAACTTATCCAGGTGGCGTTATTGAGGGATTCGGACTAACCGCATTACCTAACGCGATTCAATTGAGTAAAGCGAATGTAGTTGACTCAGACGGCAACGGTGGCGGTATTTATGAGTGCTTACTATCCAAAACAAGTAGCACTACTTTAAGAATAGATAACGATGTGTACTTTGATTTAGGTAAAACATCAGGTTCTGGAGCGAATGCCAACAAAGTTACTATAACTAAAATTATGGGGTGGAAATAATGAAAATCACAGTAAACGATAAAAACGAAGTTATCGGATTCGTTAATACTGGCGGTTTACGTAATAGTTTAGATGTAGACGATAACAATGTGCCTATCAAATTCAAAGAAGAGTTCGAACCTAGAAAGTTTGTTTTCACTAACGGCGAAATTAAATACAATAGCAATTTCGAAAAAGAAGACGTACCGAATGCATCAAACCAACAAAGTGCGTCAGATTTAAGTGATGAGGAACTTCGCGGAATGGTTGCGAGTATGCAAATGCAGATGACGCAAGTGAACATGTTGACAATGCAATTGACGCAACAAAACGCTATGTTAACACAACAGTTGACCGAACTGAAAACTAACAAAACAAATACTGAGGGGGACGTTTAAATGATGAAGATGATTTATCCAACTTTTAAAGACATTAAAACTTTTTATGTGTGGGGTTGCTATAAAAATGAGCAAATTAAGTGGTACGTAGACATGGGTGTAATCGACAAAGAAGAATATGCATTGATCACTGGTGAAAAATATCCAGAGGCAAAAGATGAAAAGTCACAGGTGTAATGCTTGAGGCTTTTTAATTTAACACAAAGTAGGTGGCGTAATGTTTGGATTTACCAAACGGCACGAACATGAATGGCGAATTAGAAGATTAGAAGAGAATGATAAAACAATGCTTAGCACTCTCAATGAGATTAAATTAGGTCAAAAAACTCAAGAGCAAGTTAACATTAAATTAGATAAAACTTTAGATGCTATCCAGAGGGAAAGACAGATAGACGAAAAAAATAAGAAAGAAAACGACAAAAATATACACGATATGAAAATGTGGATTCTCGGTTTGATAGGGACTATCTTCAGTACGATTGTCATAGCTTTACTAAGAACTATTTTTGGTATTTAAAGGAGGTGATTACCATGCTTAAAGGGATTTTAGGATATAGCTTCTGGGCGTGCTTCTGGTTTGGTAAATGTAAATAACAGTTAAGAGTCAGTGCTTCGGCACTGGCTTTTTATTTTGATTGAAATGAGGTGCATACATGGGATTACCTAACCCAAAGACTAGAAAGCCTACAGCTAGCGAAGTGGTGGAGTGGGCAAAGTCGAATATTGGTAAGAGGATTAATATAGATAATTATCGGGGCAGTCAATGTTGGGATACACCTAACTTTATTTTTAAAAGATATTGGGGTTTTGTAACATGGGGCAATGCTAAGGATATGGCTAATTACAGATATCCTAAGGGTTTCCGATTCTATCGTTATTCATCTGGATTTGTACCGGAACCTGGAGACATCGCAGTTTGGCACCCTGGCAACGGAATAGGTTCGGACGGACACACCGCAATAGTAGTAGGACCATCTAATAAAAGTTATTTTTATAGCGTTGACCAAAACTGGGTTAATTCTAATAGTTGGACAGGTTCTCCGGGAAGTTTAGTAAGACACCCTTATGTAAGTGTTACAGGCTTTGTGAGACCTCCATATTCAAAAGATACTAGCAAACCTAGTAGTACTGATACAAGTTCAGCATCAAAAGCCAATGACTCAACAATTACTGGCGAAGCGAAGAAACCGCAATTTAAAGAAGTTAAAACAGTAAAATACACTGCTTACAGCAATGTTTTAGATAAAGAAGAGCACTTCATTGATCATATAGTTGTAATGGGTGATGAACGCTCAGATATTCAAGGATTATATATAAAAGAATCAATGCATATGCGTTCTGTAGACGAACTGTATACGCAAAGAAATAAGTTTATAAGCGATTATGAAATACCGCATTTATATGTCGATAGAGAGGCTACATGGCTTGCTAGACCAACCAATTTTGATGACCCGCGTCACCCTAATTGGCTAGTTATTGAAGTATGTGGTGGTCAAACAGATAGCAAACGACAATTCTTATTGAATCAAATACAAGCGTTAATACGTGGTGTTTGGTTATTGTCAGGGATTGATAAAAACTTATCTGAAACGACGTTAAAGGTAGACCCTAATATTTGGCGTAGTATGAAAGATTTAATTAATTACGACTTGATTAAGCAAGGTATACCGGATAACGCAAAGTATGAGCAAGTTAAAAAGAAAATGCTTGAGACATACATTAAACGAGATATATTGACACGAGAAAATATAAAAGAAGTAACGACAAAAACAACAATAAGAATTAGTGATAAAACATCAGTTGACAGTGCGTCCACACGAGGCCCTACTCCATCAGACGAAAAACCAAGCATCGTTACTGAAACAAGTCCATTCACATTCCAGCAAGCACTGGATAGACAAATGTCTAGGGGTAACCCGAAAAAATCTCATACATGGGGCTGGGCTAATGCAACACGAGCACAAACGAGCTCGGCAATGAATGTTAAGCGAATATGGGAAAGTAACACGCAATGCTATCAAATGCTTAATTTAGGCAAGTATCAAGGCATTTCAGTTAGTGCGCTTAACAAAATACTTAAAGGAAAAGGAACGCTCGACGGACAAGGCAAAGCATTCGCGGAAGCTTGTAAGAAAAACAACATTAACGAAATTTATTTGATCGCGCACGCTTTCTTAGAAAGTGGATACGGAACAAGTAACTTCGCTAGTGGTAGATACGGTGCATATAATTACTTCGGTATTGGTGCATTCGACAACGACCCTGATTATGCAATGAAATTTGCTAAGAATAAAGGTTGGACATCTCCAGCAAAAGCAATCATGGGCGGTGCTAGCTTCGTAAGAAAGGATTACATCAATAAAGGTCAAAACACATTGTACAGAATCAGATGGAATCCTAAGAATCCAGCTACGCACCAATACGCTACTGCTATAGAGTGGTGCCAACATCAAGCTAGTACAATCGCTAAGCTATATAAACAAATCGGCTTAAAAGGTATCTATTTTATAAGAGATAAATATAAATAAAGAGGTGTATAAATGTACAAAATAAAAGATGTTGAAACGAGAATAAAAAATGATGGTGTTGACTTAGGTGACATTGGCTGTCGATTTTACACTGAAGATGAAAATACAGCATCTATAAGAATAGGTATCAATGACAAACAAGGTCGTATCGATCTAAAAGCACATGGCTTAACACCTAGATTACATTTGTTTATGGAAGATGGCTCTATATTCAAAAATGAGCCCCTTATTATCGACGATGTTGTAAAAGGGTTCCTTACCTACAAGATACCTAAAAAGGTTATCAAACACGCTGGTTATGTACGTTGTAAGCTGTTTTTAGAGAAAGAAGAAGAAAAAATACATGTCGCAAACTTTTCTTTCAATATCGTTGATAGTGGTATTGAATCTGCTGTAGCAAAAGAAATCGATGTTAAATTGGTAGATGATGCTATTACGAGAATTTTAAAAGATAACGCGACAGATTTATTGAGCAAAGACTTTAAAGAGAAAATAGATAAAGATGTCATTTCTTACATCGAAAAGAATGAAAGTAGATTTAAAGGTGCGAAAGGTGATAAAGGCGAACCGGGACAACCTGGTGCGAAAGGTGATACAGGTAAAAAGGGAGAACAAGGCACACCCGGTAAAAACGGTACTGTAGTATCAATCAATCCTGACACTAAAATGTGGCAAATTGATGGTAAAGATACAGATATCAAAGCAGAACCTGAGTTATTGGACAAAATCAATATCGCAAATGTTGAAGGGTTAGAAAATAAATTGCAAGAAGTTGAAAAAATCAAAGATACAACTCTCAACGACTCTAAAACGTATACGGATTCAAAAATTGCTGAACTAGTTGATAGCGCGCCTGAATCTATGAATACATTAAGAGAATTAGCAGAAGCAATACAAAATAACTCTATTTCAGAAAGTGTATTGCAACAGATTGGCTCAAAAGTTAGTACAGAAGATTTTGAGAGATTCAAGCAATCATTAAACAGTTTGTATGCAGATAAAAATCATAGTCATACAATCAAACAGATTGAAGGATTAGAAAATGCTTTATCAAAAAAATCAGACATAAATCACAGTCATGATGAACGTTATCTTTTATCATCAAATGCTTTTACAAAAGAGGAAGCAGATAAACTTTATCAACCTATCGGTTCTTCGCAGCCGTCACTGAATATTTGGACAGGCAGTGAAACAGAATATAATTATTTGTATCAAAAAGACCCTAATACACTTTACTTAATTAAGGGGTGATTTTATGGAAGGTAATTTTAAAAATGTAAAGAAGCTTATTTACGAAGATGAAGAATATACAAAAGTATATGCTGGAAATATCCAAGTATGGAAAAAGCCTTCATCTTTTGTAATAAAACCCTTACCTAAAAATAAATATCCGGATAGCATAGAAGATTCAACAGCAAAATGGACAATAAATGGAGTTGAACCTAACAAAAATTATCAGGTGACAATAGAAAATGTACGCAGCGGTATAATGAGGGTTTCGCAAACTAATTTAGGATCAAGTGATTTAGGAATATCAGGAGTCAATAGTGGAGTTGCAAGTAAAAGCATTAACTTTAGTAATCCTTCCGGGATTTTGTATGTCACTATAAGTGATGTTTATTCAGGATCTCCGACTTTGACCATCGAATAATTTTAAACGACTAATTTTTAGTCGTTTTTTATTTTGGGTAAAAGGAGCAAACAAATGGATATTAACTGGAAATTGAGATTTAAAAATAAAGCAGTATTAACAGGTTTAGTTGGTGCATTGTTGCTATTTATCAAGCAAATTACAGACTTATTCGGATTAGATTTATCAACTCAATTAAATCAAGCTAGCGCGATTATAGGTGCTATTCTCACGCTACTCACAGGTATTGGTGTTATTACTGATCCAACGTCAAAAGGCGTCTCAGATTCATCTATAGCACAGACATATCAAGCGCCTAGAGATAGTAGCAAAGAAGAACAACAGGTTACTTGGAAAACATCTCAAGACAGTAATTTAACGCCAGAATTAAGTACAAAAGCACCGAAAGAATATGATACATCACAGCCGTTTACAGACGCCTCTAACGATGTTGGTTTTGACGTGAATGAGTATCATCATGGAGGTGGCGACGATGCAAGCAAAATTAACTAAAAAAGAGTTTATAGAATGGTTGAAAACTTCTGAGGGAAAACAATTTAATGCAGATTTATGGTATGGATTTCAGTGTTTCGACTATGCCAATGCTGGCTGGAAAGTTTTGTTCGGATTACTCCTAAAAGGTTTAGGCGCAAAAGATATTCCATTCGCTAACAACTTCGACGGATTAGCTACTGTATACCAAAATACACCGGACTTCTTAGCACAACCTGGCGACATGGTTGTATTCGGTAGCAACTACGGTGCTGGATATGGTCACGTTGCATGGGTAATTGAAGCAACTTTAGATTACATCATTGTATATGAGCAGAATTGGCTAGGCGGTGGCTGGACTGACGGAATCGAACAACCCGGCTGGGGTTGGGAAAAAGTTACAAGACGACAACATGCTTATGATTTCCCTATGTGGTTTATCCGTCCGAATTTTAAAAGTGAGACAGCGCCACGATCAGTTCAATCTCCTACACAAGCACCTAAAAAAGAAACAGCTAAGCCACAACCTAAAGCAGTAGAACTTAAAATCATCAAAGATGTGGTTAAAGGTTATGACCTACCTAAGCGTGGTAGTAACCCTAAAGGTATAGTTATACACAACGACGCAGGAAGCAAAGGGGCGACTGCTGAAGCATATCGTAACGGATTAGTAAATGCACCTTTATCAAGATTAGAAGCGGGCATTGCGCATAGTTACGTATCAGGCAACACAGTTTGGCAAGCCTTAGATGAATCACAAGTAGGTTGGCATACCGCTAATCAAATAGGTAATAAATATTATTACGGTATTGAAGTATGTCAATCAATGGGCGCAGATAACGCGACATTCTTAAAAAATGAACAGGCAACTTTCCAAGAATGCGCTAGATTGTTGAAAAAATGGGGATTACCAGCAAACAGAAATACAATCAGATTGCACAATGAATTTACTTCAACATCATGCCCTCATAGAAGTTCGGTTTTACACACTGGTTTTGACCCAGTAACTCGCGGTCTATTGCCAGAAGACAAGCGGTTGCAACTTAAAGACTACTTTATCAAGCAGATTAGGGCGTACATGGATGGTAAAATACCGGTTGCCACTGTCTCTAATGAGTCAAGCGCTTCAAGTAATACAGTTAAACCAGTTGCAAGTGCATGGAAACGTAATAAATATGGTACTTACTACATGGAAGAAAGTGCTAGATTCACAAACGGCAATCAACCAATCACAGTAAGAAAAGTGGGGCCATTCTTATCTTGTCCAGTGGGTTATCAGTTCCAACCTGGTGGATATTGTGATTATACAGAAGTGATGTTACAAGATGGTCATGTTTGGGTAGGATATACATGGGAGGGGCAACGTTATTACTTGCCTATTAGAACATGGAATGGTTCTGCCCCACCTAATCAGATATTAGGTGACTTATGGGGAGAAATCAGTTAG